CTGGTGGCGCTCCCCTATATATGAGATCAAGGATTCGAACAAACACACACACGAACTACGTGGGGGGCCCATGGTCCTCCACTCACGTTAACGTGTCTGATGGGTCTGTCGCTTCAACAAGCAGCGGATCTGTCGGTTCAATGGTCGCGGGGGGCGAGACAGAGGTCATAGATGACCAAAGTACCGTCCTCCACGGGGTTAAGGAGTGTCTGCACACCAAGATCGGAAATTTCCGACCTGAGTGCAAGCTCTCTTACTGGTATTATAACAACCGAGCGCGCCGAATTAATATCGTCGGCACGTATCGATTGTCTACAGATACCGGGTCGCTTCCAGCATTGCTGGGTGCGTCCAACCTCAGTGTTTCGTTTCCCAAAACCGAGTCGCAACTCCTAGCTGAGTGCATTGCTGCATTCAATGATGTGAATGAGACTGATACCCTCCTCAATATTCTCGAGGCGGGCCAGACTTATTCCGGGGTTCTTGGCGTGATTGACATTGTCCAAAGGATAATGTCGACTAAGTTGCGGAAGCAGAAGAAATTCAGCCTCAGCGACCTGTCAAACACGTTCTTAGCGACAGAGTTTGGGTTTAAACCATTAATATCTGACTTACGCAAAGTCTTCAATGGCGTACGCGCTATGCGCGGGCGCCTGAAGAAACTGGCTGAGGCGGGTACACGTCCCTATACGGTGACGAGAAAGTCGGCCGGCACACTTAGTGTCGTCCTTCCTTCCAATGGTGAGTATAGTGGCCAATCGAACCCCTTAGACGGCACGAAGTATCATTGTGGACATTATGCCACAAAGGTACCAGTGCTTATCGTGGGGGTCCGTGGAGTTAGGCGTCCCAAATATAATACAGCTGCTTTTCAGCAGTTGGATTACTTGATGGGGCGCTTCATTGCTACGGGGCCCGCCAGCCTCGCGTGGGAGAAGCTTCGCTTCTCCTTCGTTTTCGACTGGTTTGTTGATATGAGTTCAATCCTCAACCGCCTCGACTCGGAGCTTGTAGGCTTCGAGCGGACGATTGATAAGTCCTGGACTAGCACAGCATATGAAGGATTCGTTCCTACGTACTTTCACAAGTACAACGGAAACGACTTCGACGAATATGCTGGTCAACAAGTAAGCTTGATGTCGTATAACTACTACCACCGGAAATCCATCGACCCTAATTATTCAATTAGGGAGGCTGGTCGCTTCGGAAAGAAGCAGAGCGTGCTTTCGCTCGCTCTGCTCCACCAACAGGTGGCGAAGTTGAAACGTTAGAAGCGGACTGTTCCGCACCCAACAGTACAACAAACATGAATGACAACCTCACACTAAACGCGCTGACGTACACGAAGCAGTACAGCGATCAAATCGCTGGATCTGCCCGAAACAATGCGTCCCTGGGCTCAAATCTGCCCCGGGTTCTTCGCATTGTGAACCGTGACGAAGTGAATGGCAAGACGAAACTCGCCATGCATCGCACCACGGTGTTGCACGAACAGAGCGTACTCGGGCCCGACGGCGTTGCGCTGTCGGTCCCCGTGACGGTGCAAATCGCTGTCCTCACCCCCAAGTCCGGAGATCCGGCGGGCGTTGATAGTGCCATCGATGATGGCATTGTCGCGATCCGTCAGTTGATCTCGGGAACCGGGGCAGACGCAGCCGCACTGAACCTCGCGACCGAGCTCTTTAAGACTCGGGCGCAGTAACCTGTCCTTTATAGGATAGTTACATAAACAGCGGTTGCCTCCTCCCGGTTCCTCCGGGGGGGTGCGATCCTACCAAAGTAGAATCAGACAGTGATATATTCATGAAGCTATACATAGACAACGTTTATAGTCGTCTGCTAGTGGACGTATGCCTCAATACAGGGGTGCCTTTTGGCGCTCCTGAGGAGATCTCGTACGAGTGGCTCGTCAATGACGCGCCTAAACTAGACAAGCAGTTGCTAAGATGGATCGAGGGCGATTCTGGTTTTCCAGAGTTCCCTGAGTGGCTTATGCCGCTCGCTCAAGAGTTCCGTAGACACGCGAATTTATTCGCGCTTTACGGCTTACCGGACGATTCAAAACGTTCGGCATGTCTCCTGAGAGGTCTTAGGCAGTTGCTAGTTTTCTGCTATAAAGTTGAGACTCGACCAACTGATGAACAAATCCGAAGCTCCGTTAAGGAGTTCGAAGAAACAGACCACACTGTCGGTGTTTGGAAGAATGCTTTTAATAGCGATCCTTCTAGGCAACGGCTCATGTGCTCTGCCCGCAAACTGGTCAATTCGGTTATCTACCGAATCGACTGGAAAGAAGTCACTCCAAGTCACGGTCCCGGGGGGGTTTACCCTTCCTGCAAACCGTGGCAAAAGAGCGACTTCACCACCGACTACAGTTCCATAACGAGTCGATATCCACTGTGTGAGTACTTCATAGGCATCCCATCCTTTTGGTGGGACAGTCTTGTGAGGCGCTCAGCGCAGTGGGTCGATCGTGATGAGATAGTCGCCAAACTGATTCCTGTTCCTAAGGACTCTAGAGGGCCACGGCTTATCGCCGTGCACCCAAAAGAGGCCATTTGGATACAACAGGGTCAGAGGAGGTTGCTCGAGAGCGCGATCCTTAACTCACGGCATACTCGCGGAAGTATTAACTTCCGCGACCAAACTGTGAATCAAAGGTTAGCCCTTGAATCAAGTAAAACCAGAGAGTTTTGTACTCTGGACTTGAAGGAGGCTAGTGACAGAATATCCATGGCCTTAGTCCGTAATCTCTTCGGAGATTACGCCTACGACTGGATGTCCTGCACCCGTGCTACAAAATGCGAGCTACCTGATGGGCGTGTCATCGGCCTGGAGAAATGGGCTCCTATGGGGAATGCTTTATGCTTCCCCGTCGAAAGCCTTATATTCTGGGCCTTGGTTAAGTCAGCAATAGCATCGAAGTACGGTGAGAACTGTACTGAGATCTATGTGTTTGGGGATGATCTGGTATTTCCTGTGAAATACTATCATGGAGTCATCGAAGGCCTCGTAAGGGCGGGACTTGTCCCGAACCTGCAGAAAACCTTCGTACACGGATATTTCCGTGAGTCATGCGGAGTCGAGGCTTTCCTCGGCTACGACGTGACGCCTCTGCGTGCCCGTAAGGGCGATCTATCCACACTCGGCAATATCGTATCCTGGCTCGACTTGGCCAAACGGCTAAGGCTAGCTGGATATGAGACTTGCGCCTCATACATCTACGCGACCGTTCGGAAGGAGATCGGTTATTTACCTTTGGTGAATAACCCTGATACTTCTGGATTGGTCGAATACGTAGATCGGACCCTGGATCAGCTATGGCTGCTGGAGCCTCGTGTCAAGTGGCACAAGGGATATCAGCAGTACGGCGTCAGGGCCCGTCTTGTCAAGTCCTCTGTTTACAGGGGACCCACCGGTAGTTGGTACTACCTACAAGATTCACTCCTCCGCATCGGCAATTTGGCCGAGGTGGCGAGTGATAGGGG